GCCGTTAAGGTTAAAAACGGCAAGAAGACCAAATGAGCGACGAAGACCTATCAGCGATTGATAGTAAAGAGGCGATGAAAGAGTTCTTCCTTGAGGTCAAGGAAAGGGCTAAGCAATTCCCTCGGAACACTATCGAGAACTATAACCCGAATGTGGCGGCACAGATCCTCTGGATGCTGGCGCAGGGTGGGCGTATCAATGCTATTGCAAAGAAGTGCAAGGTGACGCATGAGACTGTTCGTGCGCTGGAGTGGAGGCATAACGATACGCTGGAGTCAAAGCGCAAGGAGTTCTCTAAACGCTACGCCATTGCTGCGGCTGAGTACACCGACCTGTTGTTCGAGAAAGCCGAACAACTGAGCCGTGATCCAGACCAGCTTAAGGCTATCTCACCAGACCGATTGGCGTTGACTATTGGCATTATGACCGATAAGGCTGGACAGCTTTCTGGAATGGCTAGTACCATTGTTGAGCATCGCAAGGGGCCGTCTATTGATGATGCCGCCAAGATGATTGCGGAAGCCAAGTCAAGGATTGCCAATAAAGTCAAAACGCAAGCGGTAGAAGCCGAAATCGTAGAATGATACCAGAACCAGAATCAAGATACGCTGATTACGCTAAGGATGGTGGGAATCTAGTTCGCCACTACATGGTCGAGCATGACGGGGTTCATCACAAGTGCCATACGCTTTGCTACGCCTCATATCTGGCGGAGAAGTTCAACGCTAAGATTTGGAATGTGGTGCTGGAGAAGTTCGTCAAGCCCTTCATTGGCGTATGTAAGCATTGCAAGAAGCGTCGAGAGCTTCACTTTGTTGACGGGAATAGAGGGTCGTTTCCAGCGGAAGAGGATGCGTTTTGTTGCGAGGAGTGTGATAGCGTGTATCACATCAAAGATATCCTAATGGAGACTGGTGCGTATAAAACGAACTAATGCAGTGGCGTAAACATCCAATCCTGCAGCCTCCCAGCGATGACGAGGTAGCATTGATGGAGCCAGATGATCTCATTGAGCTTCATCGGATCTACCATGAGGCTATTGAGAACGCTGAGAAAGACCCATTCCGCTACGGGTTTAGGCTTCCGCATTGGGAAAAAGCTGAAGAGCAATTGTCGCAAGTCTCTGAGGTTCTAGCACTTGGTGGAAATCGCAGCGGCAAAACTGCGTGGGGTTCTTACTGCGTGGTCAAAGCCGCCATCGAAAACCCAAAATCAGAGATCTTCTGCTTTGCACAGACATCGGAGGTAAGCATCCGCCAGCAACAAAGCGCGGTGTGGAACTGGTTGCCGCATGAGATGAGGACAAAGCAAACCTCGGCTAACGCTTACATTTCGTACACGAAGAAGAACGGGTTTACGGACAACTCGTTGATCTTGCCTAATGCTTCGCAGATTATCTTTAAGACCTACTCTCAGTATCAGAATAACCCAACTATCTTGGAAGGCGCGGAGCTTGGTAGCCGTGACCCCCAGTGGCACAACATTGGCGTATGGCTCGACGAGTACCTTCTTGGTAATGAGCTAATTGACACCCTGCGCTTCCGTCTTGCTACTCGCAACTCCAAGATGCTGGTGACATTTACCCCGATTGATGGGTGGACGGAAGTTATTAAGGAATACCTAGATGGGGCGGCAAGCGTCCAGAGCGTGGAGGCTGAACTACTCAACGGCGAACTTGTCCCCTATGTCCAACGGAGTAAGAAGCGCAACGCCAGCGTCCATTACTTCCATTCCAAGGATAACCCTTTCGGTGGCTACGAGCGAATCAAGGAAACCCTAGTTGGAAGGCCTCGGGAGGAGATTCTAATTCGCGCGTACGGGGTTCCAGTTAAGTCCCACGCCACCAAGTTTCCCAAGTTCAATAAAGAAGTCAATGTTGTCCAGCCATCAGAGATCCCAACTACGAATGTTACTCGCTATCAGATTATTGACCCAGCGGGTGCGAAGAATTGGTTTATGGCTTGGATTGCTGTGGATGCGTCTGGCACATTTTGGGTATATCGTGAGTGGCCGGGTGTTGATGTAGGCGATTGGGCTGAATGGAAGGGTGGTAAGTGGATGCCAGGACAAGGGGCTAAAGGACAGGGGTTTGGTATCCGTGACTACATGGACTTGATTGCCGAGCTTGAGTGTGACGAGAAGATCTTTGAGAGGCTGATCGACCCTCGTCTTGGAGCGGCAAAATACCAGTCTGCGGATGGTGCATCTTCCATTATCGAGGATTTGAACGATGCCGGCATGGTTTGCATTCCAGCTCCAGGGTTAGACATCGACGATGGGCTACAGGCACTTATTGGCAAGATGTCATGGGACACCACTAGACCTGCAGATTCGGTCAACCGACCGCATTTCTATGTCTCTTCCGAATGCGAGAATATTATCCAAGCTCTTAGCGAGTACACGGGTGATGGAGGATTGAAAGAGGCGTGGAAAGATCCAGTCGATGTGCTGCGCTACGCCGCTATTGCTGGAATAGATCATGTTGACGAAACCAGAAATCTTGCTACAAGACAAGGAGCAGGAGGCTACTAACAAGCTATGAAGACTCAAAACAAACCGATAGTTGCCGAGGAACTTATCATCGATTGCTTAAAAGAAGCGTATCTCAAGAGGGCAAAAATGGAAGAATATGGGAAAACCCCTAGACTTACGGAGGAGATTGAAACCCTTGAACACGCGATTCGATACATGAAATCTAAACTAAACCATGAAAACAGCACCAACTAAGAAAGCAGCAAAGCGCGGTCGCCCGCCAAAAGCTAAGCCAGAAACCCTTGATTCCCCCGTAGAATCTCAAGATAACACCACCTATGAGGGTGACTATCTAGTTATCCGCAAATGCCCAAACCCTAGTTGGGTAATGGTTCGCATGGATGGTGAGGCAGTGCCAGTTAAGGCTCCACCTAGGGTATCGCACAAACTAGTTGGCAAACCCATAAAAGTTGTTATGATACGCCCCGAAGTAGGCGAGCAGTTCTACGAATATATGCCATCATGAGCGCACCAACAGAAGAGCAAGAAGAGTCGATGATCTACGCCGAGGACGGCCCTAATGTCATGGCGTTGGCTGATGCCTACGACAATTGCCTTATTGACTTGGAGGAATACTTTGAGGCTTGCTTGCGCTCGTATGATGACCGTCGTAACCTTTGGCCAGGGAAATCTGACGACCTCCGGAAACAAGCCGCAAATGCCTTTCCTTGGCAGGGTGCTAGTGATATTGAGGTCAATGTCGTCGGAGAGCGTATCGACGCATTTGTGGCTATTCTAGACCAAGCATTGCAGCGTTCCCACATTAAGGCGTTCCCGACATCAATGGCATCCATGCCACGGGCCTCAATGGTGTCTGGGTTCCTTAAATGGATGCGCTCGTCTTATATCCCAAACTTCCGTCAGCAGATGGAATTGGGTGCTAATTATCTGCTAGAGAAGGGGTTGATGGTGTCGTATGTCGGATGGAAGCGTGAAAAAAGGACATATTTGCAACAGGTATCCATCGAGGAAATCGCACAAGTCTCCCCCGATCTAGCGGAACTTATTGTTAGTGGTGCTGATGACGAGATGGTATTCGGTATGCTTCAGACAGCATTCCCCGACCTGTCGTCAAAGCGTGCAAAAAAAGCCATTATGGATCTTCGTAAGAAGGGTTTGGCTGAAGTTTCTGTCCCTCGTACATCGGTAGATTGCCCAGTAGTTTACTCATGCGCCCCCGATGGCGAGGTTCTTTTCCCATCGTATGTGACTGATCCTCAACGCGCTCCGTATGTGTTCTGGCGCACATTCCTAACATCTCAGGAGCTTGAGAAAAAAGTAACCTCCGAGGGCTGGGATGCCGATTGGGTTCAGAACGCTATCGAGCGACTTCGTGGGAAGGATTCCATGTATCTCGACGGCGAGAAGCTCAAGACAATCGACCGACTGCCTATCACGGACGATAATGACCTTGTTATGGTGGTGTATGGCTACCAGAGACTCATCGACGAGGAGGATGGCTCCGAGGGCATTTATTGCACGGTCTTCCATCCAACCACAGAAGGCTTCGCCAAACACGAACTCCTTAACGGCTATGACGACTACCCCTTTGTGGTTACGCGCCTATCAAACGACCAGAAGCGCATGTACGAAACCCAGACCTTCTCGGACATCCTCCGTGGAGCGCAAATGCAAATCAAGACCGAGCGTGATTCTCGTATTGATCGTGCTTCTCTGGCTACTCTCCCTCCATTGTTGCACCCGGCTGGTCGTCCTCCCTCTGATTGGGGGCCAGGAGTAAGGGTTCCGTATCGTCGCCTTGGTGAGATCCAATGGGGGCC